GAACAAATCCGTCGTAACCTGCAACTATATCGATTGATGCTTCTGCCATAATGCTTGCAATTTACAAAAGCCCCACCGCCAACTCGTTAACAAATTAAACGCTGCTAATAATATACCACTGAGCGCCGTCGCTTATAATTGTCTTGCTTCCATACAGCGAATTGATTGTGGTACTACTGGAGCCGTTTATATTATAAGAGCCGCCGCTTATTGTAACGACGTGGGCAGTTGCTTTTTTTAGGAAATAATATTTCTTGCCCTTGCTCTCATCGGCAGGGGGCAAGTTTACAGTTATATTTCCATCCGTAGTATTGCAAATAATAAGCTCGTAGCCGTTTGTAATTGTGTGGGTGCCGTTGGTGTAGGTTACGCTTGCATTGTGTTCCTGCACGTGCCACCTCATTACCTCAGTACTGTCCACATATTCGAGCATCACCTCCCAGCGTGTATTCAAAGTGGGCTGCGCAGTTGGTGCGCCGTCTGCTTGGTTTACCAGGTATTCCAAAACTCTATCCTGTACAGCGCTAGTCTCTAAATTAAGTTTTGTAATTGCAAACTCATGATAGTTTAGGCGGTCTCTAATTATGCGCTCCCCTGTTCTAGGGTTGTAGTCAGTAGATCCGCCACCTGTTGCAAGCGTGTAGTCTGGAGCCAATCCAATCCACTCGGCTTGCCAACTTTCTGCGCGAGGGTTAAAAGTACCGCCGTTAAATAGCCATTTGGTAGAGTCAAAACTTAAAGACTTAATAGCGCTCAAAGTTCCAGCATCGTGCCAAGTCCCTTGTATTGCAGGTACAAATTTATTGTAAGCCCCGGCTATTCGCTTGCCGATAATTTCGCCGAGATCTCCGTGAACGCTTCCGCTATAGCCACTGTACCAATCAGAACTTAAAACCCATGAGGTGCCGTTATAAACATATACAGAGCCAAATCCATACAGGCCCTCATCATCATAATAGGCTGGCGATACTTCCACAAGCTGCGAGTTTCCACTTGCTGCGCCTGTTACACTGATAGTTTGTTTTGTAGTGCGTGAAAAGTCTGGATCTTCTTGCGTGCTGAATGGTTGCGCTGCTGTAATAGTTCCCCAAAAATTAATCGGGTAAGTTGTGTTTGATGCCCAGTTATTTGGCGCCACAAAAAAACCTTCTTCTGCCTCAATGTAATAGTCGACGTATAGCTGAGTAAAGCCCGTTGGTATTGGAGGCAATACAAAGTCTAGCGCGTGCGTGTTATAAGAGTTTCGCGTATTGGTTACAGTTAATTCCTGTTGCATGTAAAGCGCCGTAGTTAGTGGCGTAAAATATGCGTTTAGGTTTGGGCTGTATTGCCTAGTTCCTGTTGAGCCGTTGGTTACATAAATTCTGTAATTAAATAGGTAACGCTGGTAACGTTTGGCGCTAGATGTTGACAAAGCCACATAACTGTTATCTTCCCATTTACAAAGAAGGCGCACCCTTGTCGCCTTGCTTTCTTCAATAGTTTTGTTGACAATGCTTAACTCAATGCTGTTATTGTCTGGCTCTGTGCGTAAAACGAAAATAGCGTTTTGCCTGTCTTCAATTACGTCAACTGCCCTAACTGGTGGCTGGTAACTTATTGATGGCTTAGCCGCCCATTGCGGCCTGTCATTGCTACCCAATGCGACGGCGTGCGCTGTGCTTCCTGTGCTCTGATATGTGCCCGCTGCGTTGTAAATTCTTGTGCTTAAATTGGTGGCGTTGTAAGCATCATCGGGCAAAATCCAAAAACTTCCAGATTCCAAAATAATGCGAGCACCATAGATAGAAAGTATTTGCTCTATTGCCTGCTTACAAGTCAATAAATCTATATCCGTTGTAGCTTCAAATGGATCAGTAGTTGTGATAAATTTAACATCTGAAAAAGGGTCGAAGCTATTGTAAAAAGATAGCACGCTAAATCGCGTATTTGCCAGACCCTTGTTGCTTGCCTGGGCAGTGTCGTACATCGTTACGCCATCACGCAAATAATTGACGGAACTTAAATAGGTCCAGTAATCATCGAGGCCGCAATACTCCAAACATTTACGGATAATTTCCAAGCCTGTAGCGTAGCCATTTGTAAACCAATCAGGGCTAACATTAAAGCCTTCCATTAAGTTCAAAGAGTCAACAGCAACCAAATCAAAGACAGGTGCGCCGTTTATACTTTCACGCAAATAATCTGCCTGATCTGCAACCACTCTGCCGACATAAAACAAAACGCCCGCACGATAAACAACTATAGCATACTTAGACTCTTCACTGTTGGCTATTGCTATAAAAGCATTTCGCACGGTGTTGTTAGGCATAAGCCAATTGGTTGAGATTCTCGACGGCCTGCTGTAGTTTTCGTAATAAGTATTTCCTTGGCCCTGGCGCTCAATTGTGAAGCCATTGCCTGCCAGCGTCAACTCGGTGCCCCCGGTGGTGCTTCCAGTTGCGCCGTCGTAAAGTTCAACCCTATACTCTATATTTTCGATGCTCAAAAAAGAGCCGTAGTAGATCCTTGCCATTATCCGCGTTTGCTGTCTTTGTTATACCTTTCAATCACTAATGCCAAATCGCGCCCGCTTATTGTTGTGCTGGCTACATATCCGCCCTCATTGCCCATGCCTTTCAACATTCCCTTCAATTTATCCAATGGCGCAATCACTTCAGGGTTGGAACTTGCCCCTGGATATTCACCTACTAATCCCAATGTCGGGCCGCTCACAATACCCCCATCGGCAAATGCCGTAGGCTGTGGCCCTTTGTTTAGCATTCCCGTAATAACGGCAGAACCCGCAACCAATGCAACACCCGCAGCAGCTGCTAAAATTGGATCTCTAATAAGCAATTCCTTAAAAGCCTTAGATGCTGTGGCAGTTGCAATCAATGCCGAACCGAAAGCCCGCATAAATTTAGCAACCGAAGCAAGCAAGGATTTACCAAAGTCATCAAAGCTACCGATTTGGCCTGTCATTAAATCGCCAATCATTTCGCCAAAATCCTCGAGGCCCTGGGCAGTCAAACTATTAAATGCCTGGTTTACCCCTTCCATTGTTTTCGCAAAACTTGCCTCATACTCTTCCTGCTTTGCAATTTGGTTTTGCATCGCATAATCAATCTTGACAAATGTGTGCTCAAGTTTTTGCGGTGCCTTAATATCAATAGGCGCAGGATCTATTGTTTTGATACCTTGGCGCTCGTTGTTTTGGATTTTTTGAGGTATGGCATTCTCACGCAAATATGCAATGCGCACGGCCGCCAATTCCTCCGCAGTTACTTCATCGTTTAAATCAGATTTGCGAGCCTTAACTGCTGCCCTACTGGCGGCAATTTGAATGTCGAAACCTTTTAAAATTTGCTCATCTTGTGCAGCTTGCAGTTTTTCTGCTAAATCAAAATACAACTGTGAATCTATGCCAACATCCTGCTGCATAGACTTGTAAGCCGCTATTCTTTTTGTTAAAAAATCTTGCTCTATTTTTAAAATGTCGGCCTCGGTTTTGCCTGCGAGTTGCGCTTTTCTTTTTGCAATTTCTTCTTGCTGTTTTAAACGGCCTTCAACAAATTTAATGGCTCTTGAATTACTTGCCTCTAAGGCATCGACGTATTTCTTTTGCGCAGCTTCTGCTTCTTCTGCTGCGTCTGCGTTATCCTGCAAAGCAGAATAAACCAAAGCCAAGCCTGCGATAACTACGCCAGCCCCTGTAGCTAACAATGCCGCAGTATAAACGCGAGCAGCAACTGTTGCCTGCCCCATTACATAAGTTTGCACTCGAGTGGCTGCGGTTTGCAATCCTACCATAACGGTGCTCTCGGCTTGGAGTGCGTTTTGAATTGCCTGCGCCCCACTTACTATGGCCATGGCAGCCTGTAGTTTTACCAGTGTTTGCTGCAGTTCTTTATTTTCGCCACCTAGCAAAGCAGCCGCGCCTTGCACTGCACCAAAAGCCCCGGCAACTGCCTGCACTCCACCCAATACCGCATCCAGGCGTCGGGTATCGCTTGCAAAATACGCAACCTCGCCCCTGGCATCGCCTATGCTATCTTTGATCCTACCCGCTTCCCTAATAAACTGATCCGCAGAAGCCGCAAACTCTGGGCCTAATGCCCGCGCTTCCATTGCCAACTGAGTCAACTGCCTAACAGTTCCCATCGTTGGGTTACGGGTTGCAATGCTTGCCAGCTTCTCCTCAATGCTCTTTGCGCTCTTTGCCACATCGGCAGACATTTCACCGCCCGCCTTTTTAATTACTGAAATCGCATCATTAAAACCCTGTCTAAGTTTTTCAATGTTTGCGCCAATTACTATATTTAGAGAGCGTGCCATTAACGAATATAATTAATAATAAAGTCCTGAGCAACGTGATAAATTCCCGCAAATCCTGCCTCATCCTCTGCCAATTGCACCTCGCCATCAAATTCGATTGTCTGGCATTTTACAGAGTTAAAAGTGCCGGGCAATGTAACTGCCTCAAATGCTGTGCGCACTGCAGCAGCGACGGCCGTAGCGCTTGCAAACGTGGTACCAAAGCTACTGATTTGCACCCGAGCAAAGTCTGTGCGTGAGTGGCTTGTGTTGGTAGGGCTTGCAATAATGCTAACTAAATTATAAGCGATTGCAGGGAATGCAGACTCTTGCGGAATCCGTATTGGATTTAAGCGCGTAGAAACCAACGCCGTAAGGGCTGAGTTGTTGCTTAAAATGTTGTAGACTATTTTTATAGGTGCGCTCATGCCTTGGCGTCTGGTGTTAATTTATCAAAGACATGCGAATATAGTTTAACCGCTTCGTGAATAGACAAAAACTCAGGTTCCTCCCACGGAAATGTTAACAGCCTTTTCGGCTCAATTGGTTTCTTTAAGTGGGGCGCCATGCCTGTAGCAACTGCCCAGCGAGTGATCTCCCATTGGTTTCTGTACTGCTGTTGCTGCGCCTCACGCATGCCCTCCAATTTTAAACGCCAAAAACGTGGCGAGCATTTCCAAAACTCCC